ACCTGACAAACTCTCGCTGCTCCTCGTGTTCGGTCGGCATCCTGTCTGTGGGCGGCCTTACGCCCACCTTTACCGCCGAACTCTTTTTACTTTTTTTGACGACGCGCCTTAAAATGGCACTCGCAACTCCACCCACTCTGGGCATTTGTCCATCTCCCTTGCAAAGCTCTCTGGAACCACCTGATCGAACTTTGTACAGGTGGCGCTAAAAATTAAAAAATATTCACATGTAAAACAACACCTCGGCGGCCTGCGTTTATAATATTCCGTGACCACTGTTGGTTGGCGATACATAAATAGTCTCCATTGTATTAATCTTCAATCACATCAAAGTCTAGGCTCAAAATCCGATAAAACTTTCCGTCTTTCTTGTAGTGCACATGTGACGGTTTCCTCCCTCTTTGCATAGCAGCACAAATGGCTCCCATGTCATCATGCTGCATCGCGTCAACAGCGCCAGCGTGATTGGCAATAACGGCAAGGCGCTGAGCTGCAGCCGTGCCAGCATATCCCTCATGCGACAATGGATAGTAGTCAGTGACAACCGGGTCAGACAAGGCGCCGTAATAGTCAACGGCAATCATCAGCTTGCCAGAGGTTCGGCTAACATGCTGACGCCAGCGCCAGCTGGTCACAACAAGCTCAGTCGGTTTGAAGCCCATTATATCCACATCACGCAGCTCCAGCTTTGGCTTGGCCGGCGGAGGGAACGGGGCGCCGCAAGCTGGGCAGGTGGTCGCTGATATGTGCACGAGCTCATTGCAGGCGGGGCATGTTTTAACTGGCGCCTCGCCATCGCCCGGCTTCTTTTTGTTCGGCGGCACCACCGCAGTGATCGGTCCGTGAGTTTCGACCACACCAGCAAAGTCCAGCACAAGGCAATGATCGGTGTGGCTTTTGGGGCGCAGTCCACGTCCCGCCATCTGCACGTACAGCACGGGCGACATGGTGGCGCGCAGCATTGCAATCAAATCGATGTCCGGGTAATCAAAGCCGGTTGTTAACACGTTCACGTTCGTCAGCGCGCGGATGGCTCCTGATTTAAAATCCTCTATGATTTGGTCGCGCTCAACCTTCGGGGTGTCACCCGTCAGGCATGCAGCAACAATCCCACGATCATTGAGTTCGTCTGCAATGTGCTGAGCATGGTTCACACCAGCGCAAAAAAACAACCACGCCTTGCGGTCTCCTGCCAAGCTTATGACCTCATCCACAACGGCCATGTTGTGCTTTTCCGTGTCAAAAGCCGCCTGCATTTCGCTCTCAACGTAGTCGCCGGCTCGTTTTTTAATGCCCTCCGTACTAAGCTTTTCCTTTGTAACTTTCGATCTAAGGGGCATCAAATACCCCTTGTGGATCAACTCCTGAATTGTTACGGGCTCAAGCAAAGCATCAAAAAGCGCGGGCTTGTCAGTGATCATTCCGTGACCAAGCCGGTACGGGGTGGCAGTTAGTCCGATGACGCGCAGGGCTGGATTTACAGCCAACAGCGCGCCAATTAACTTTCTGTACCCACCGGCATCTTCGTGCCCGATGAGGTGGCACTCGTCCACAATAATCAGGTCCACGTGCCCAATCTGCTTAGCCTTATTTCTCACGGACTGAATGCCAGCAAAGGTGATAGGCTCAGTCAGGGTGTTTTTACGTAGCCCGGACGAACAGATACCCAGCGGCGCACCCGGCCAGTGCTGCAGCATCTTTTCGGCGTTCTGGACAATCAGCTCGCGCACATGCGTCAGCATCAACACGCGAGTCTCAGGCCAGCTCTGGAGCACGTCCTTGCACAAGGCTGCAACGATATGACTCTTGCCTGACCCTGTTGGCAGCACCATGCAGGGATTGCCGGTGCCGCCGTCGTCAAACCATTGGTAAAGCTGATTGATCGCTCGCTGTTGATACTCCCGCAGCTCAGTCATCCCGTCACCCTTCCATCAAAGTTTTTTCTTAGATCCGCCAGCACAGGATCATCAGACAGACACAGGCTCAAGTTAGACAGTAGCTCTGTGCTGTGATATCCGTCCTCGCCGTTGACCACCTGTTTCCCGTCAATCTCATAAATAGCCGACCAGTCTCCAGATCCTCCTGCCATCCTCCACGGCACCAGATCCGGATGGAATACATGGCTCGTGCAGCCGTCGTGCTGCGCATCCGTGGGGATAGTTGTGTCCCACCGCGCGCAGTGCCAAGTGCTGTCGTCTTTTGGTGTGGAGTGAGCGCAGGTTCGGCAGTTGGCCTGCTTTGTTGTCTGTGTCTGGTGGCAGAAGCTGTACGCTGGGCAGAACTTGCACATGTACCAAGACGCTGACGCGCCCGTTATCGGCTCCGGCATACGCTCGGTCAACGCAATGCGCTGGCCCCTTGCCACGAACGCAGTTGCACTTTCCTCGCACAGCCTGACACGCTCGGTATAGATGCGGTCATCGTCTTTGCAGACGGCGTAGTACAGCGCCCGGTCCACCTTCGCACCTAACATGTAGACCTGCATCTGAGCCCAATGCAGCGGCTTGGAGAGTTCAACCCCCTTGGCAATGAGATCATTAAAGGACTTCATGCTGTGTGTCTTAGCCTCAAGAATATGCTTTTTCTTAGGTGCCTCTGGCACACCTGATCTGATTACGCCATCAATACTTCCGGATACGTGGCAGCCAAAATCTACCCGGCTCTGCTTTTCCCCGGTATCTGTTACATGGCAACCAGCCGCTCTTAAGTCGGATACGATAAGATCCTCCTCCAGCTGGCCGCGACGAAACAGTCGCAAGATGCGACCGGGAAACGGCTCGATAACGGCCCAGCGAAACGCCAGCCAAAGCTTACGATCGCAGGGCTCTCCGAGCATTGAGCACCCCATATGGGCTCTAGGGCGCTCTTGCCTTTCCTCGTGTGATGCGTCAATTAAGTTGATCAGTGACGTCATGGGTTCGGGAATTGCTGTCATGGCGCCTTTCCGTGTTCAAATCTAACTGAACGGGCTTTTTTGTATGCAATTTCTATAGGTTTATTTGCTTCAGCTGTCTCGCTGTGCGAATCAATTATCATAAACCCTTTGTGGTGACGTATATGAACGGACTTGTTGAACACGGAAAAAGTGGAATCACCTGTATCAAAATGGATATCACAGTTATGGCAGTACCACTCATAACCCCTAGATGGGTGTTTATCCCAGCATTTTCCATTTAATATCAAGCCGCATCCATGACACATAAAGCCAAGCAATTCCATATTTATGTTTTTAATATATCCGTCTTGAAAAAAGTGCATAGGATCGCCAGAAACTAATACACATGTCGCAGTTTCATTCATAGCCTCTTTGAATGCGTTAAATTTGTCGTCAACTTGGGTGTTTTCCGGCTTAACTTCAACGTAAAAAATATTGTCAAAACGTGCGCCAACCCTAAAATCAGGCAGATACCATCCTGCGTTACCAAGATCAAACCCTTCAGGTTCATATTCCCAAGTCAAACCGATCTCATCAAAAAACACCGCCCAGCGCGTCTCAAGGCGACTACGAAATATGTAGCCTTTGTACTGTGTTTCAATTGCTTTTATCATTCTGATTCTCCAGATAAAGCCATCCGTGGCTCGTTATCAAATTACTTTTTAGCCCAAGGCGGGGAGCCAGTTGAGCTCGACGCAGGACGCTGCGCCGGGGCAGGAGTTGGCGGCAAAGCAGGCCGTGGCAATGTTCCACCCTCGATTGCTTTCCATCCCTTTATCTCATTGGATGGCTCATAGCCATCTTGCTGCTTAGTCGCCAGCTTAATCTGACAGTTGTGCCCAACTAGCTGATCCGTGTCAGTCACACGAGCCAGTCCAATCGCGCGGCAAAGATCGGCCAGCTGCTGGCGCCCAATCTCCTCGGCCTTGACATTGGGGTTGTGGACGTTGAAGTTTCCAAACACAACGCGCCCTTGATGCGTTGGCCCGGTGATGTCGTAGCGGACCTTTATGTAGTGCCCGGTTCCGGCCTTGGTGGTGCAAAGCTCAGCCTTTGCAATGTGCCCCGAATACCAGCCATCTGGCAGCGGCGAGTAATCACCGCTGCTGCCTTGAGGTACTTCGGAAACTTCAAAAACTTCGTTCAGTAGTGCCATGTTACTTCTCCTCTTTCATTGATATTGAAAAGCTGGGTCTCCCCGGCGTTGTGGTTATTGCTTCGAGCAGAGGCTTGGTGATGCTGGCCTCTGCTGATTTCCAATGCTTTGCACTGATCTCTGGCTTCCAGCGAAACAGGCTGCCCAAATACTCTGACAGGCCATGCTCTGCAGCAACTTCCTGCAGCTTTGCTGCATCAATCTTGTAGTTGATGCGACCCACCGTAGAGATCTTGTAAAATCCCGCATCAGTGTTTTTTGTGCCCTCAAAATCCTCTGGCAATTTGATGATGGCGGACATGGCGTCTTCAATTTGACGGCGCTTATCCTGAGCCGCTTGCTCAGCTGACTTTGCCTCAAGCCATTGCTGGCTGAGCTCGTGCAGTTCAAAAGTCTTTTCAGGGTCTCGGTTCATGCTGACATCTTCTCTATGATGGCGCCCATGTCAGGTGCTTCCCAAGCGTCGAGCTTGCCGCTGCGATCCTTTGCCAGCCATATGCCGTCGGAGTCGCACATCAGAGCGCGCTGCGCCTTCCCGTCGGCATCCTTTTCAACCCGCAGCGCCAGCACTTCATCGAAAAAGTAAGGCAGCGACTGACCAACTTTGTTGCCCGGCATTGATGGGCTGTAAAGGATGCGGCCAGACTCGTCCTGCGCCTTTTCCACCTTGGCGGTCATGAGGACATGCTTACCACCGAGATCCCGGAAGGATCGCACAATGGACGTCATCTGGACCGCCATCTCGCCATAAGCGGCGCGCCCATCCTTGCTAACCGCCTTCTCGTGGACCAGCACGACCTCTGCGATCTCGCTGATGCTGTCGAGCACCACGGACTGGTACTTCTCGCCGTCAGGTCCGGAGACATACTCAAACGCCTCCATGAGGCTCTGCATTGAGTTGACCTCGATGTAGTCCAGTCCAGCGTCCTTAATGGACAACAGGCCGCCCTCTGCAGATATAATGATGGGCACCGGCATTGTCGCGCCCAGCGTGGTTTTACCAGCCCCAGCATGCCCGTAGACCAACACCTTGATACCGTTCGACGACACGTCGAGCGTGTTTTTTAATTGTATTGCCATGTAGTTTCTCCTCACCTGCGTTCGGCCAATCCGGTTGCAAGCGTGTTTACATCGTAGTGAGGTTCATTTATATTGTCAACACCCAAGAGTTTAGAAAATGACAGTGGAACATAATTATGATGACAATTGACGAGATCAGACTGGCCTTACAGGACCGGCGACTAACGGCCATCGCACAGGCCACGGGCCTGCACTACAACACGGTTATTGCTATTAAGCGCGGCGAACAACTCAACCCCTCCTACGACACACTGAGCCGGCTGAGCACGTACCTGCGCACCCCGGCACAAGGCGCCACAAAGAGCGCGCAGGCGGGGGCGGACAATGGCCGATCTTACTGACATCTTCGGCGGTCCGTGGACGCCACCGCAGCCCAACGGCTTTATCATGACCGAGCCGCCAGAGGTGCAGATGGCAAGCGCCATGCTGGCAGCGGGCATCACGCCGCCTGAGAAAATTATATTCGACGGCAGGATTCACCGATTCAACAGCGGCACCAAGGGCAAGCCCGGCTTTGACAAGCCCGGTTTCTACGTGGGCTTTTCGGACGGCGTACCGGCGGGCCACTTCGGCTGCTGGAGAGCTGGCATCGAGCGACCCTTTCGCGCAGACGTGGGCCGTAAGCTCAGTATCGCCGAGGAGATGGCGAACTCCAAGCGCCTGTCCGAGGCCAAGAAGCTGCGCGATGCGGAGCTGATTAAAAGCCGCGAGGTGGCCGCCGAGACGGTGGCAGTGATCTGGCGCGACGCGGCCACCGCAAGCGCTGACCATCCATACTTAAGCCGCAAGGGTATAGGCTCACACGGTGCAAGGGTAACGGGCGATGGGCGCCTGATCGTGCCACTGTTCAATGCGCACGGCGAGCTCTCGTCCCTGCAGTACATCAGCGCCGACGGTGAGAAGAAGTACCACCCCGGCGCTGCAACCGGCAACTGCTTCTGGTCAATCGGCACCACCGACTATCTGGGGCAGCCGGGCAAGAGCACAGCCGTGTATTTGGCCGAGGGCTTTGCAACAGCGGCCACCATTCACGAGGTGACGAACGCAGCGGTCTTCGTTGCCTACAGCGCAAGCAATCTGGTGCCGGTTGCGGGTATTCTGCGCGAGCAGTACAACGATCTGGTCATCGTGGCCGACAACGATGCAAGCGGCGTCGGGCAGCGCTACGCAGAGCAGGCGGCTGCCAAGTATGGTGCGAGGGTCATCATCCCGCCCATCGATGGCGACGCCAACGACTACGCACAGGCCGGGCATGACCTGTCCGCCCTGCTGGTTCCAAAGTCCGACGGCTGGTTGATCCCGGCTGACTCGTTCTGCCGTCAGCCATCACCCATCGGCTGGCTGGTCAAGCACTGGCTGCAGCAGGACGCACTGATGATGGTTCACGGCCCCTCCGGCGGCGGTAAGACGTTCGTTGTGCTCGACATGTGCCTGCGCATTGCGTCTGCAGCACGACCCAATAATGGCGATGATAAATGGCACGGCAGCAAGGTAAAGGCCGGAACCGTTGTCTATCTTGCCGGTGAGGGCCACCACGGCCTGAGAGGTCGCATCGCCGCGTGGAAGCAGCACCACGGTGCTGGCGCTCTTGACATGTACCTGTCCAAGGACGGCTGCGACCTAAACACCCCCGAGGGCTACCAGCGCGTGCGCGACGCCATCCGAGGCGGCAGGGACGGCAATCCCATCTCCCCGAGTATTATCGTGGTCGATACCCTGCATCGTTTCCTATCCGGTGACGAAAACAGCGCACAAGACGCCAAGACCATGCTCGACGCCTGCGCCGGGCTGATGAGCGAGTTCGCCTGCTCCGTCCTGCTCGTACACCATACCGGCGTTGCCGACGAGGCTCAGCACCGCGCAAGGGGCTCGTCAGCATGGCGTGGCGCACTCGACATCGAGATCAGCATCGTCCCGCCGAAATCCGATGACGCCCCCATCGAGATCGTCCAGCGCAAGAGCAAGGACGCCGAGCTCGCGGCTCCGATATACGTCCACCTGCAAAGCGTACCCATCAGCGGCTGGATCGATGAGGATGGTGAGCAGGTCACGTCCGCCGTTGTGGTGGCTGCAGAGGCGCCGGCAAAGGCAGAGAAAAAGGATAAGCTCTCGAAGCACAAAAAGCTCTTTGAGTCAGCGTGGTGGCATGGCGGCGCAGAGGTGCGTGAGGACAAGCCATACGTCAGCAGGTCAGCCTTCTTGGACCACCTGATCGTAAATCAGGGCGTAAGTGAGGGCAGCGCAAAGATGTACTTAAAGCCATCCGTTGAGGGCAGACCCATCAACGAGCTGCTGCTTGGAGAGGTTATCGCCGCCCATGAGCATGGCTGGATTATGCTGGATGAGATCGCTTCTGGTGCTATGTTGATTCGCAAGAATGCCTGAGCTGAGTACGGGGAAACGCATAAAAGTACTGTATAAACACTCAGGTAACAAAGGGTAACATTACGAGGGTAACAACTGTTACCCAAACGGGGGCAAAAAGGGCGAATTAGGGTAACAAAGGGTAACTACTCTCTATAGAGTAGTTACCTTGTTACCCTCGCCTGCGAAGGCTGTCGTCACGACTGATGGAGAACGGCAGCATCATGATTGGTTGGTGATCTTGGGTGTATGGATATACAGTTATTATGATGCGGCTCACAAGGCGGTTCATAATGCGGTCTGAAATCATAATGCAGCCAACCCAACGCCACACGCCAAGCCAAGCGCTCAAACCAGCTGTTAGGGCCAGACGACTGTCAGGGTGTAGATAGAGCGATATAGCTGGAGCAATATAGCTGGCGCAATGTAAGCAATGCAGCCAGAGCAATGTAACTGGAGCAATTAGGGCAGCGCAGGCGCTTCAAGAATGATCGGAAAAGCAGTTTGATTTGGCTCAAAAAATGCCGGATTTATCGTAAAAACTGATCAATAAAACTTGGGGGCGGCGCTCGTAAATATAAGCGACTGATTCCCAATGGATTATACTGCGATCTACTGGACTAAACGGCGCTGCAGGAGGGATGGGGGAATGTGGGGGAACAGGGAATAGCCCTCTCAGCCCTTGCCGAGCCCCGAAAAACCGGGGAATTCCCTCCGACCAACCGCCATGACCGGGTCTCCCCGACTTGATCCCGGCTGGTCCCGCTTGGTCCCGCTTGGTCCCAGCTGGACGTTTTCCGCACCCCAAAACACAAGATGTAGTGTTTGGGTGTCGCAAGAGCGCGCTGAAATAGCTAAGTGCTTGATATCATTGACATCACTAATTCCGGTAATTGTTATTACCGGAAATAGCAAAGACTAACGAGAAGCATTCTCATTTGCAAGGTACCCTAGCGCCGATTCGTTTGGCGGGCTGGCCGGGATCGAGCCGCGCACCCGCCGCAGCGGCCACGTGCGTCGGGGCGCCGCTTTAGCCTTATTCCACACAGTAAATATCTCCCCGAAAACCTTTTGCCCTTTTTGCACACGATCATGTATCCTGCAAAAGGCCCCCCTTGTTTTTAAAAGTCGATGGGGCAAAAATTTTTTGCAAATTTTAAGAGCAGGGGTTTTGGTGCATGAGTACGACGCCGGAAGCGGTTGAGGTTGAACGCCTTCGCTTGGAGTTGAGGCTTGCGCTGTTGGAGCGGCGCAGCAGGAGCAAGGCACGGTTTTTGGATTTTGCTCGGTATGCGTGGCCGGAGGCGATATTTTCGTCGCACCACAGCAAGATGGCTGATGCGTTTGATCGGATTATTGACGGGTCGTTGAAGCGGCTGATTATCAACATGCCGCCGCGTCATACGAAGAGTGAATTTGGTTCGTACTTGTTGCCGGCGTATGCGATGGGTCGCAAGCCTGATTTGAAGATTATACAGGCGACGCACACGGGTGAGTTGGCGGTTCGCTTTGGTCGCAAGGTAAGGAACCTGATGGACACGCAGAATTACCGTGATTTGTTTGAGGGGGTTGAGCTGCAGGCTGACAGTAAGGCGGCGGGTCGGTGGGAGACGAGCAAGGGTGGTGAGTACTTTGCGGTGGGTGTCGGTGGTGCGATGACGGGACGGGGCGCAGACTTGTTGATTATTGACGACCCGCACTCGGAGCAGGACGCGATGTCTACGTTGGCGTTGGATAACGCGTGGGAGTGGTACAGTGCGGGTCCGCGCTCGCGGTTGCAGCCGGGTGCGGCTGTGGTCGTAATCATGACGCGATGGGGGACTAAGGATCTGACGGCTCGGCTGATCAAGAGCCAGAACACGTTTGGGTCGGACAAGTGGGAGGTGATTGAGTTTCCGGCGATCTTCAACGAGCACACGCCGGATGAGAAACCGCTGTGGCCGTCGTTCTGGAAGTTGGGGGATTTGCAGGCGGTGAGGGCGTCGCTGTCGGTGCAGCGTTGGAACGCGATGTACCAGCAGCGTCCGACCTCGGATGAGGGTGCGATTCTCAAGCGGGAGTGGTGGCGCACGTGGGAGCGGGAGCAGTTGCCGGCGATTGAGTACATTATTCAGTCGTATGATACGGCGTACTCGAAGAAGGAGACGGCGGACTTTTCGGTGATTACGACGTGGGGGGTGTTTTACCCGACGGAGGATAGTGGGCCGAACATAATTCTGATGGACATGCGCAAGGGTCGGTGGGACTTTCCGGATCTTAAGCGTGTTGCGAAGGATCAGTATGCGTACTGGCAGCCGGACAATGTGTTGATTGAGGCGAAGGCAACGGGTGTGACGTTGCAGCAGGAACTACGGCGGATGGGGATACCGGTGACGATGTACACCCCGGGCGGTCGCCGTGCTGGGCAGGACAAGGTGTCGAGAGCCAATGCTGTTGCGCCTATGTTTGAGTCTGGTATGGTGTGGGCTCCGAACACGCAGTGGGCGCAGGAGGTGATCGAGGAGTGCGCGTCGTTTCCCAATGGCGACAATGATGACCTTGTGGACAGCACGACGCAGGCGTTGATGCGTTTTAGGGCGGGGAACTTTATATCGCTGCAGACTGATGAGGATGACGAGAGTAGTGACGAAGCGCTTGTGCCGGAGTATTATTAGGCTAGAATATTGTAAATTTTGCTGAGGCGGTGTGGATATGCCCAATTTAACTGCGCGACAAATGCTATCACGGCTTCCTGTGCGGATGGCGGAGGGTGGAGAGGCGCGAGCCTTCAGCGACGACGAGGTGAAGCAGTTTATCCAGAGCACCTACGCGCAGTTCGGTGGACCGGGAGTCGAGGCGCACAGGGCGATTGCGGATGCGATGGCGCAGTACGGTGTTGGGGTCGATCAGGTTGCACGGGCAAGCGGCTATTCACCGCAAGAGGTTCAGGCCGAGCTTATGGGACAGCGGGCGGCTGCCCCTCGCCCTGTCGAGATGCAGGGCTCTCTTGTTGGAATGCCTTCTGGTGACCAATTTAGTCCAGCAAGTCCATCAAGCATTGCAGGGAAAACGCAGGGTGCAATGCGCCTTGATGAGTTAATGGCGCAAGAACAAGCGATGGCACCTAGCGGTGGTGTTAGTGACATGAGGATGAGAGGTATTTCTGGCGGTCCAACATCAGGCCCTCCATCTTTACCTCCCGTTCAGGCGCAAGCAACTGAGCAGCCGGGCACGGCAGCGGGTGTATCGGCGGCGTATCGCGCGGCGATGGAGAAGGGGGGTCAGCAGACGGTTGGTGACTACTACGCCAATCTTAGGAAGGACGCAGAGGCGTACCTTGCTAACCCCAACGCGCCGACTGGCGTAGATGCGTATAACACATTAATCCAGTCTGGCATCAGCACCTCCGACCTTCGCGCTGCTGGTGTTGCCGATGCGGTGCTGAACAAGATATTCACGGTTCAGGCTCCGATTAAGCAAGAGCAGTTTGTGACGCCAGCGGGCATGACCTCGGCCTACGAGCGCAGCCCTGACTTGGCGTTTGAGTCGCAGCGTTTAACTGCGCTGGGGCAGGACGGCAGGGCGAT